AATCAAAGTAACTAAAAAGAACTTCCCATTCACAATACAAATGGGAGATATAACCAAGCTTGAAGATTGGAGATTAAAAGTTATCAGAAAAGAAATAGGAATTGATTTGGTTATGGGTGGCTCACCTTGTCAGGGATTTAGTTTTGCAGGAAAGAATCTAAACTTTGAAGACTCAAGAAGTAAATTGTTTTTTGATTTCGTCAGAGTCTTAAAGATACTCAAACCAAAATATTTCCTACTTGAAAATGTCCGAATGAAAAAGGAAAGCCAAGATGTTATTAGCGAGTATCTCGGAGTTGAGCCAATAGCAATCAATTCAAATTTAGTAAGCGCACAAAATCGCCACAGATTATATTGGACTAACATTCCTTTTGATATGCCTAAAGACAAAGGAATTATACTTGCTGATATTCTAGAGGACGGAGTAACAGATAGAGAAAAATCACATTGCCTTGATGCTAATTATTTTAAGGGTGGCAATCTTAAAAGTTACTTTGAAAAACACAGAAGGCAATTAGTATTCAATAATAAAGGCGGTGCTATTCGTGGTCGCTATGATAAAGACGGAAAGATTAAACAACAATTAGAACTCCGACCTGATGATAAAACAAACTCACTTACTACAGTACAAAAAGATAATGTAGTTGTTCGTGTTCCAGAATTAAAATCAGCTTTCGGTGCTTGTATCCAAGTAGGCGAAGCAGACTTGAAAGGACACGACATAATCAAAAGAGTTTACAGTAGGAAAGGCAAAGCACCAACACTTACAACAATGGGTGGAGGACATAGAGAACCTAAAGTAATTGTTGATGAATTAACTTGGAGAAAACTAACACCTCTTGAGTGTGAGAGATTACAAACTGTTCCAGACGGATACACAGAAGGAGTATCGAATACTCAGAGATATAAGATGTTAGGCAATGGGTTCACAGTAGATGTAATTGCTCATATTTTAAAAGGTATAAGACACAAAGAAGAAGGTTTAAAAATGATAAACAAATGGACTAAATATGGATTAGCTTTATGAGAGGAGAGTTTACCAAAAGGATACGGAAGAATACAATGCACTTCCTGTTCGTAGACATTGTTGAGGTAAACAATTTAAATAGATTCTTCAGAGTGCAAGTGATTAATGAGCAAACCGAACACCGATTTAGGATTCACCATCAGGAAGTGGCATAGGTTTCTATTTAAACAATAGCAGTTGGTAGTCTGCTCTATCAAAACTACCCAAAATTTTTAACAACACTAAGGAGTACAAATGAAACTTAAAAAACTTTTAGAAATAAATCAGATGTGTGAAGAAAGAAAAGCACCTTTTGATGCACAGGAATCTTTTGAATATAAATCATCAAGTCTTGGTGCAATAGATATACTTGATATGGACATTACTCATTTTGTTAGAGCATTTAAAGTTCTTGCTAAAAAAACTACCCAGAACAAATCAGACAAAGAACTATATTGGATTTCAAATAGATTAAACGGATTAGCTAAAGAACTAACGGAGTATATAGATGTCTAAATTAAAAGAATACAGAGTAGAAAGAAGAGTTTTATGTGTAGAAGAATGTATTGTCAAAGCTGAGTCTTGGGAAGATGCTGAAGAAAAAGCTATTGACGAAAGTTATTGGGAATTTGTATATGATGAAACAGAAATATATTCAGAGGAGATGATAAAATGACAGAGCGTGAATTACCTTTTGATTGCAGAGTGATAGATACAAAACCTGTTGAAGTAGCCAATAGATTTACTGGTGAAAAAATAACAATACCTGCTGATGCTGTTGCAGTTTACGATAGCATTATGGGTGCTGAACTTTTTAATGACTACGCTACTATGCGAAAAGGTTTAGATTGGTTTATTAAACACGAACCTGATGCGTATATGGTATTGCTTGATTGAACGATATGTATAAAACGTATCAGTGTTTAGATTGTGGGTATTGCTTTATAGATTCTAAAGAATGTATCCAATGTAGTAGCAAAAAAGTATACCCACTATATCTAATGCCAAACAAAAAATATAAAAAGATTAAAGGAAATTTAAGATGAATGAAATAGAAAAAGATTATGCACCTAAAGAATATAAACAAGGTTGGAGATTTGTTGTTTGGGTAGAGGATTGTGACGATTATTACACTACTTACGAAAGAGCAAAAGAACACTATGATGAATGGATTGATCAAGGATATGATGGTGTATATTTAATGGAGATAACTAATGAATGAAATAGAAAAGATAGATTACATCTACGGAACAATCAAAGGAACGCTATGGGCTATTGAGAATGATGTAAACGAAATGCCAATAGCAGAACTTGAGAACGCAATGGAGTTACTTAAAGACTTGAGAGAGCCATTATTCCAGGAATTGAAAAAAGATATTGAAGGTTGGGATAGTATGGCCAGAGCTTTAAAAAAATAAATTATAAACAAAAAGGAGCAAAGTAAAATGAAAAAGAAAAGAACAAATAGATATGTAATGACTGTACACAAAGGAGACACTATGGGTGAATACAAACTCGAAGGAGTTAGGAACGCTGTTAAGTTTGTTAATAAATATTTATCCAAAAAACTTTATGTAAAACTACATGGACGTTTTGGAGAAAAGAATCCTAACCTACATAAATACACAAGCCCAAATGGATTTATAAACTGGCGCGAGTGTAGACTCGAAGATGCAGTTAGATATGATGTGTATATCTATGAGAGATAAAGATAAAGAAAATTTTATCAAAGCATTACCATTATGTGTTTGGATAATATTAATTTTAGGAATTGTGATATGGGGAGTTTGACAATCCCCTTTCACTTCTTTTATAATCCTATATAGATCTGGAGAAACTATTGAACGCAAAGAAAGTTAAAGCATTAAGAAAAAGAATAAAGCCACTACAAGTAGAATGGCTAAAGACTCTGTTAAGCGAAGATGAAGCAGCACAGGTCTCTATAGACAATATAGATCAGTTAGCACCTACTCAAGATTATTACATGGCTAATCGAACTATGTATCTATCTTTTATGACTCCCAAATGGATTATGAAATACTTAAAAAAGTATCCTCATATTAATTCGTTTGCTGAATTGTCTCAGTATTACGAAGATTGGAGAGCAAAGAATAAAGGGAAGTTAAACTGGAACATTTAACGAAGGAGGTATTATGAGAAATAATTTTTTAACAGTTGTAGTAACGCTTATTATTGTAGGATTTGGAGCAAATCTTTTTAGTAAACATGTCATAAATAGACTTGAAAAAAATGAACTATCTATTAATCACACTAATTCTGTAATCTCTGAAATAGAAAAGTCTATACAAGATATAAGTGCCAGAACTGCACAAGCAATCTCAAGTAATGAACTACGAAATGCTTACATAACTATTGAGGACAACAAACGCTTTTTTGAGTATGAAGTTAAAATGTCCAGGAAAAGTATCGAAAAGTTTATCTCAAAGTTGAACGAAGATATGGAAGGATTGAACGACATGGTAAACAAAAACAATTCTAACAATCAAATCTTAGAAGAAAAATTAAACTTTCTTTTACAAGAAATAGAACTTCTTAATCAAACTCAGGATATAATCGAAGATCCAATAGAAACTCCACAGGCTTTAGATACTTTAAGAGGATCGTTAGCTATCGAATCGTATAGAGAAGAAGAACAATGTGCCTATGAACTAATGTCAGGCACACAGAATAAAACTTCTCTTATACAGAAAGCTGTAGACAGGGAAAGACGCAGAGGAGATTACACGCTTGTTGTTTCTTTTGATGTCAATAATGGTACTGCAATTATATCGAATGTTAATTCAAATGACGCACCAAATAGATTAGAAAAAGCTGTACAATCTTATGTTTCTCAGTTAAAATTTGTAGCTAAAGATAGCTTACAATCTAATTGTGAAATGTCTTTCAATTTAAATGTAACATAAACGAGGTAAAAAAAATGGCAGAAAATAATTTTAATCCTGCAAGTGGTGTTGGCGAAGTTACAGGTCGCGCCTATTACGCTAGTGTAACAACTCCAAATACTACCTTTGATCACAAATGGGAAGTTAATCTTGTATTAGATGATGAAACTCTAGCTGATTTTGAAAACAGAGGACATCCTGTTAAAGAAAAAGATTACGGTAGATTCGTAAACTTTAAGCGTAATGTTAATAAGAAAGGTGGCGGACAAAATCCTAGACCAGTTCTTATCAACGAAGATAGGCAACGAGTAGATACACTTCCGAAGATTGGTAATGGCTCAACAGTCAAAATCCAATACGGAGAATATTCGTGGGAATACAATGGCAAGTCAGGTAAAGGCAGAGACTTAAAAGCTATACAGCTTGTTGAATTAGTAGAGTATGTAGAGCCTGATGGCGCAGGGATGTATGACGAAGGAGACTTCTAATGACTCAAGAAGATAAACCTTACATTACTATTGATGATGTGCAGATATACGTAGAGGATCTACCTGAAGAAGCACAAGGAGTTTTTGGTAGAGTACAAAGACTAAATCAAAAGAAAGTAAATCTAACGCTTGATCTCGAAGAGGTACAAGCAGGGCTAAACTTTTTTACTAATAAGATTGTTGATATAGTAAATAGTGATGCTCCAACAACAAAGGAGGAAGCTAACGAAGAAGAAGTGAAATCAAACAAATAATCATCGTTATCCTAGATACCTCATTTAATACTCCTTAGACTCTTGTTTTGGTGAGGTATCTAGACTTTCTTTTAAATATTGGGGAACAATAATGACAAGACCAGAAAGCAAATTTGTAAAACATATTCCATGCGAAGCCTGTGGCAGTAAAGACAACAACACACTATATGATGACGGACACACATATTGTTTTGGTTGTAATAAAAGAACATCAGGCAAAGAATCATATAATACATACACAGGCATGGCGCACAGGACAGTAAGCGCATTACCTACAGATAAAAATACTTTTCTTCATTCTTATAAAGGCTCATACAATGCACTAGAAGATAGAAAGATTAGTCTTAAAACTGCTAAAGCTTTTGGAGTATTATCTAGTAACAATAAACATGTGTATCCTTACTATAATAATAATGAAGTAGTCGCTACTAAAACCAGAGAGATTGCTACTAAAAAGTTTTACTCAGGCGGTAACTTTGAAGGCACAGGATTATTTGGAGAACAGTTATATCGAAACACCGGTGGTAAGTATCTTACAATTACAGAAGGCGAGTGTGATGCCATGGCTGTCTATGAAATGTTTGGCGGTAAATGGGCAGTAGTATCTCTCAAACGTGGGTGCGCCTCTGCTGTAAAAGATATTAGAGAAAGTATAGAGTTTGTAGAAGCTTATGAAAATGTAGTACTTGCATTTGATAATGATGATGCAGGACAGAAAGCAGCAAGACAAGTAGCTAGAATACTAAAACCAAACAAAACTAAAATTATGTCTTTTCCTACTGGCTATAAAGACGCTAACGATATGCTCAAGCAAGGCAAATATGAAGAGTTTACTAAATCCTGGTGGGAATCTAAAACATACACACCATCAGGTATCCTAGAGTTATCAAGCAAAAAGAACGATTGGTTACAGCGTGAAGACAAAGAAAGTATTCCTTATCCGTGGGAAGGCTTGAATAAAAAACTATATGGTATGCGCAAAGGAGAGTTAGTTACTCTTACTGGAGGCACAGGTTTAGGTAAATCAAGTGTCACTAGAGAACTAGAACATTGGCTAATTAAAAACACTAAAGACAATGTAGGCATTGTGGCTCTAGAAGAAAACTGGCTTAGAACTGCAGACGGAATAGTATCTATCGAAGCTAACGATAGAATCTATTTATCTGAAAAAAGATCTAAATATTCTAATGAAGAACTAGAACAAATGTTTGACAATGTGATAGAAGATGGTAGAGTATTTATTCATGCTCATCTTGGCGCAACAAATATTGATGAAATTTTTTCTAAATTACGTTACATAATCGTTGGTTGCGAGTGTGAATGGGTAGTTGTTGATCATCTACACATGTTAGTAAACGTAATGACAGAAGGAGATGAGAGACGAGGAATTGATAGTTTAATGAATCGTCTTAGATCTCTTGTAGAAGAAACAGGAGTAGGCATGATTCTTGTTTCTCATTTAAGAAGAGCAGCAGGAGAAAAAGGACACGAACAAGGTATTGAAGTATCCTTATCTCATTTAAAAGGATCACAAGGAATATCACAGCTTTCTGATTGTGTTATAGCACTTGAAAGAAATCAACAGGCAGATGATCCAGAAGAAGCAAACACAACAAGGGTAAGAGTTTTAAAGTCTAGATACACAGGGGATACTGGACTTGCTTGTAGCCTACAATATAATTCGGACACAGGAAGACTATATGAAACAGAATCTGATTTCTCTCCCCAACAAAATAGCCCATCACCGTTTTAAAAAGGTTATCTTTGATATAGAAACAGAAGGTCTTGAAGGCAACACTATCCATTGTATCGTTGCTAAAGTTATCGGAGGGGGAACTTATTTGTTCCCTCCTGATAAACTTCAAGAAGGAGCAAACTTAATTGAAAGCGCAGATGTTCTTATTGGACACAACATCATAGGCTTTGATATCCCGGTTCTCAAAAAACATTTTAATCTTAACCTTACCAATCACATTGAAGACACTCTTGTTGTCTCTCGATTAGTTAATCCAGTTCTTACCGGTGGCCATAGTTTAGAAAATTGGGGATACATTCTTTACCCTAATGATGCTGATAAAAGAAAAGCACAACAACCTGATAGTTGGGAAGAATACACAGAAGAAATGGGAAAGTACTGCATACAAGATGTTGAACTTAATGCAGATGTTTACTATAAACTATTAGAACAAGTTGAAAACTTTAGTCAGGAATCTATTGATCTTGAACATGCAGTTGCAAAGATAGTTAAAGAGCAGGAACAAAACGGATTTATGCTAGATGAAAAGAAAGCTACACTACTTGCAGCAAAGCTTAATTCTAAGATGGCAGAGATAGAAAAGAAAGTACACGAAACATTTAAACCTAAATGGGTAGATGATAAGTTAGTTACTCCAAAGTTAAGGAAAGATGGTACGCTTTCTAAAGTAGGATTGACTAATGAGGAAATGGCTAAGTGTCTTAAAACAAATAACTTCAAACCCTTTATGAGGCAAAAGTGGGTTACTTTTAATCTCGGTAGTCGCAAACAAATCGGAGAATACTTGATTGATTTCGGTTGGAAACCTGCCAAGTTTACACCTACCGGGCAACCTATTGTAGATGAAACTACACTAGATAAAGTTAAAAACATACCAGAAGCTACTCTTATTGCAGAGTTTATGATGCTACAGAAAAGAGTAGCGCAAGTTTCTTCTTGGTTAGACTTATCAAAAGAAAGCAGAGTACATGGCTTTGTTATTTCCAACGGAGCTATCACAGGGAGAATGACGCATAGAAATCCAAACGTAGCTCAAACTCCTAGTTCTACTAAACCTTATGGTAAAGAATGTAGAGAATGTTGGAGAGTACCAGAAAACTACAAGTTAGTAGGAATAGATGCCTCTGGTTTAGAATTAAGAGTATTAGCACATTATATGAAAAATAAGGAGTACATAAATGAAGTCGTCAACGGAGATATACACACAACAAATCAAAGCCTTGCTAGACTTGGATCACGAAGTCAGGCAAAAACTTTCATCTACGCTCTCATCTACGGAGCAGGAGACTCTAAAATTGGAAGCGTGGTTGGAGGATCAACTAAAGAAGGTGCAGCACTTAGATCTCGTTTTATCCGCAATTTACCCTCGCTTGGAAATCTTACATCTGCTGTTGAAAGAGCGGCACAAACAAGAAAGTATGTTAAAGCATTAGATGGAAGAGTTATACATATTAGAAAAGTTTACTCAGCATTAAACACTTTGTTACAAGGAGGAGGTGCAGTTATTATGAAAACAGCTCTTGTTCTCTTGTATAATAAAATAAAAGAATTAAATCTCGATGCAAAGTTTGTCGCCAACATACACGACGAATGGCAGATAGAAGTTAAAGAAGACCAGGCAGAGACTGTTGGAAAACTAGGTGTTGAAGCTATACAGGATACAGCTACTTTATTAAATCTTAATTGTCCTTTAGATGGAGAATACAAGATAGGAGATAATTGGAGTGAAACACATTAAACAACAAAGTTTATTTCCAGATCATCACGAAGAATTATTTTTTGAAGATGGAAAAATTTGTATTAAATGTAATAAAAAACTTCCATTATCTTTTTTTAGTCCTGCCTCTGGAGGAAATTTTTTAAGACCTGAATGTAAAAAATGCAATAATCATTTAAGCAAAACAAGAATGTTATTAAAAGAAAAATATGGTATGCCTCAAAATGAAAACTATAAATGTCCTATTTGTTTAGAAAAAGCAGATAAAGTAAATGGGCTTGGAGGCAAAAAATCAGGAGCTTGGGTAATAGATCATTGCCACGATACAGAAGCTTTTAGAGGCTGGTTATGTCATACTTGTAATAGATGCTTGGGTGGATTTAAAGATAATGTTAATATATTAAAAAGAGCTATTAAATATTTAGAGAAAAACTTATGAAACCACAAGATAATTTTAGTAAATTTAAATCTGAATCAGGGCATTGGTATACCCAAGAGGGTGAGCCTATGTACACGATTATAGGTGTAAATGGTAAAGAAAGAAACACAACACTAAGAGATGCAAAGCAATTAGGTTTAGTTCCTTCGGTTACTACTATTATAGGAATGATAGCAAAACCTTCTTTAGAGAACTGGAAGATTGAACAAGCTCTGAAATCTGCAATTACTTTAGAGAGATTAAAGGAAGAAAGTTTTAATGCTTTCCTTTATAGATGTAAGAATGATGCTAAGAGTATTGGATTAAACGCAGCAAAAGAAGGTACAAAGATACACGCTATGATCGAGAAAGGATTCTTGGGAGGAACTAAATCTAAACCTTATAAGATAATTAAGAAATGGTTAGATAAAAATTATCCTAAAGAAAAATGGATAGCAGAAGATTCTTTCTGTGCTAAACAAGGATACGGAGGTAAGATTGATTTGTATTCTGAATCAGGAATCTTCATAGACTTTAAAACTAAAAGTAATATCGAAGATAAAGATCCTGCTAAATTAGTATTTGATGATCACGGTATGCAACTCTCAGCTTATGCACAAGGTTGTAATGCAGAAGATCCTGAAAGAATATCTATATTTATTGATAGAGAAAATATAGAAACAATTAAATTTTTTATATGGGATAAAGAATCTCATTCTAGACATGTTGGTATGTTTAACAGTATTCTTACTTACTGGCAACTTGTTAAGAAGCACGATTCAACAGTTAAGTAATGGCTAGAAGAAAACCAAGAAAAGCTAGACCAAAAGAAAAAGGAGTACCTAAAGGGTATGACAGTAAATGGGAACACAGTCTCCACACAGGAGTATTAAAGAACTGGGATCATCATTCAGATTATATTGAGTACATTGTAAAAAGAAAATATGAACCAGACTTTGTTAAAGATAAAATTATTATAGAAGCAAAGGGAAGATTCTGGGATCATGCAGAGTACAGTAAGTACATCTGGATTAGAGAGTCTTTACCTGATACAATGGAACTTGTCTTCCTTTTTCAGAAACCATTTTCTCCTATGCCAGGGGCTACTAAGAGAAAAGACGGTACTAAAAGAACACACGCTGAATGGGCAGAAGCAAATAATTTTAAGTGGTACACAGAAGAAACTTTACCAGAGGAGTTTAAATAAATGGAATATAAATTCAACGAAGATAATACAATAGAACAAATAAAAAGATATGTAGATAAAACATATGAAAAACATTATGCTGGTGGAAAATATCAAGCAACAGATATGATCATTGATGCAGGACACGGAGAGGGTTTTTGTATGGGTAATATTATAAAGTATGCTATGCGCTATGGTAAGAAACCTAATCCTGTTACTGGAGAGTATAAGAATCAAGGTGACTTATTAAAGATTATACACTATGCTATTATAGCTATACACTTATGGGTAGAGGAGAAAACAAATGCTAGGTAGATTACTATATATGATACCTTTTTTTGGAATGTTTATAGGAGCATACTTTATGTGGACTCCTGATATTAGAGCAGCAATAATTTTAGCAGGACTTGCTCTAACCCAAAGTCTAATATGCTTTTTATATCTTATTGTACAAATTATGGCTAACGGAACTAATGGAACATTAGAAGTAGAGGTAGAACTTGGCGATGCTCTTATGCCTGTTATCTTCCTTATGTTATCTTCTATAACATTTTTATTAATAACCACACAACTTGCAGAGGCTTTCGCACTATGAATACACAACTACCTACTAACTATCAACAGTTTATACATCTAAGCAGATACGCTAGATGGAATGAAGAAAATCAACGCAGAGAAACATGGGATGAAACTGTATCTCGATACTTTGATTTCTTTGAAAAACATTTAAAAGAAAACCACAATCTAAGTAAACCACAGTTCGATGAAACTAGAAAGTACTTAGAAAAAGCTGTACTGTACTTAAACATTATGCCAAGTATGAGAGCATTAATGTCTGCAGGATTAGCTTTAGAAAAAGATAATGTAGCAGGTTTTAACTGTAGCTATGTTGCTGTAGATAATGTTCGTGCATTTGATGAGACACTTTACATACTTATGTGTGGTACTGGTGTTGGCTTTAGTGTAGAGCGTCAGTATATAAATGAGCTACCAGATCTTCCAGAAGATTTATTTCCTACAGATACTGTTATTAAAGTAGCTGATTCTAAAATAGGATGGGCAAAAGCCTACAAAGAATTATTATCCTTACTTTACTCAGGTCAAGTTCCTACATGGGATGTGTCTAACATTAGACCTTACGGTGCTAGACTTAAAACCTTTGGAGGCAGAGCAAGTGGCCCTGCTCCTCTTGAAGAGTTATTTGATTTTACTATCAACATATTCCGTGATGCTATTACAAAAGGACAACGTAAGCTTGTATCTATAGATTGCCACGATTTGATGTGTAAGGTCGCAGAAGTGGTAGTCGTAGGAGGAGTAAGGCGAAGTGCTTTAATCTCTCTCAGCAACCTTTCAGACAACCGTATGCGCAATGCTAAGTCAGGTGCTTGGTGGGAAGATAATCAACAGAGAGCTTTGTCTAATAATTCTGTAGCCTATACAGATGTAGCAGAACCTGGTGCATTTATGAGAGAATGGTTATCACTTTATGAATCTAAAAGCGGAGAACGTGGTATCTTTAATAGACAAGCCGCAGAAAAACAGGCTTCTAAAAACGGTAGAAGAGAAGATTATAAAGACTTTGGGTGTAATCCATGCAGTGAGATTATTCTACGAAATAAACAGTTCTGTAATTTAACTGAGGTTGTTGTAAGACCTGATGATACAGAAGACTCTTTAGTCTCAAAAGTAGAAGCAGCTACAATTCTCGGTACGTTCCAAGCAACACTAACAAACTTTAGATACTTAACTAGCAAATGGAAACATAATACAGAAGAAGAATCTTTACTTGGTGTATCTCTTACAGGAATAATGGATAACACTAATATGATAAATGGTAAAATAGATTTAGATAGATTAAAGAAAGTATCTATTGATGTAAATAAAGTATGGGCTAAGAAGCTAGGCATACCCCAATCCGCAGCGATAACCTGTGTGAAGCCTAGTGGAACAGTTAGTCAACTGGTCGATAGTGCCTCTGGTATTCACACTAGACATAGCCCATACTACCTTCGTACAGTAAGAGCAGATAAAAAAGATCCTCTAGCTAAACTTATGGTAGATGCAGGAGTATATTATGAAGACGATCTTACTAAACCAGAACACACTTATGTTTTTTACTTTCCTATGAAGAGTCCTAAAGGTGCATTAACTAGAAAGGACTTGTCAGCTATTGAACATTTAGAAATATGGAAAGACTATCAAGATAAATGGTGTGAACATAAACCCTCTGTAACTATCTCAGTAAAAGAAGATGAATGGTTAGGAGTAGGTGCTTGGGTATATAAAAACTTTAATGATATATCCGGGATTTCTTTTCTTCCTTATTCAGATCATTCATACAAACAAGCTCCTTATCAAGAGATAACTTATAATGAGTATAGAAAGTGGCTAAAGAAAACAACAGATAGTGTTGATTGGTCAAAGATTACTGAGTATGAAACTGAAGATAATACAGAGAATACTAAAGAACTAGCCTGTAGTGCAGGAACATGTGAGATAATTTAATGGCAAGAATAAAAAGGGAAGAAGCAAAGCTGTTAGCTTATACAGTTTTGTTTAATAAACAAGGACAGTTAATAACAGAAAGAATATCTACAGACATTAAGAAACTAAAGAAGTTTTTAAGTAAAGAAGAATTTAACCTGTTACAGTCCGTACTAAGAAGTGCGACAACTGAATTAGACGCAGTACATAATAAAATTGAAGCGGACTTAAATGCTCGTATAACATAATTAACTGCCTTGTTTTATTGTAATATTAGAACTGCTACCACCATTTGTAGTTATCTGATTTACTTTCCCTTCTTGCTCAATCCGAATATTATACGAACCTGCTTTATCTACTTTCATTTCTAATGTATCTTCTATAGATCTAAGAAACTTTAAATGCGTATCAGTTACAAATGTACTTATCTGTGTGTTGCTATCGTATCCTACTACTGTTCCTTTTACTCCATCAGCAGACAAAGACTTCTCAGCTTTTTCTAGTTCATCTACATCTTGTATTACGTCTAACAAATCCTCTAAAAAATTACCTGCCAGATAGTCGATGTCAAGCTCTGTATATTCTAGTTCGTTTTCTTTTAGTTCATCTTCATCTAAATCACTAAACTCAAGAGAATCTATGTCAAGTATGTTATCTGCTACTGCAGTTCCTTCTTCTGATTCCTGATCTTCTCTTTGTGGAGGATTGACAATCAACATGTTGTCTATCATATCGACAGTCAAATCAAGAATAACAGCAGGAGTAGGAGCTGTTTCAAAGTTATAGACTGTAGTAGCTTCATAGGGCTTGTTAAGTATCACTTGTCCTAGAGCTGTATCTACAACTATCTCTCCACTAGCATTACCAAACTCATCAGGCAAGAGTATCACTAGAGCTTCACCAGTTTCTTTTACAGTTATTGTGAAGTCTGTACCTCTTATTCCAATTGAAGCCGAATGGGTACGAATCTTAATATTATCTTTTGGTATGCGTGGTTTCTTACTAGATATAAAACGGCCTGTGCCTTTAACAAAGTTAAGAGCCATTGTAGATTTGCTAGGATTAGGATCGAACACAAACTCATCTAAAATAACAGTACTATTCTCCGTGAGTTTTATAAGAGTATCATCCCTAAACGTAACACCCATCCTGCCCTTTGCAGTCTCTAGTTTATCCATAGAGTTAAGAGAAAAGTCTATAGCACTTTCATATGGTTTGTCTCTTACTACTCTGGTGTTTCCGTTTAGTTCTGTAATACTTCCTATATCAACATCCAACGCTTGTGCCTTGATCGTCCTGATTAACGCATACCGTTCCGTTGTTTCCGTTAGATGTAATACGCAACCAATCGTTATCCAAAGTAGACTGCTGATCAACAGCAAACGACCTTGAGTTACCATCGTGTTCCAACTTGAAGTACCCAGACGCATAGCCATCTCCATCATAATTAACTGTGTTACTATCACCATCAAGATCTATATAGTTAGTAGCCGAGTCTACATCTAAATCAATATTAACAGTATTTGAATCTCCTTGAACTATAGTGTCTATATCTGCACCACTAGATAAAGCATTTGTAGCTAGATCAAGAGTAAATGTATTTGTACTGCCGTCCACATCTACGTTTACATTTGAGTTATCTGCACTATAAGTATTTGTAGGATCAACTTGAATAGTGTACGAGTTTGTATCACCATCAAAATCAAAAATACCTGTAAAGGTATCTGCGTTAATGTCACCTAACATTTTGTTATTATTACCTATCTGATTGACATCTAGTGTCATAGTTGTACCGTCTAAATCAAACGGAGTCATAGAGCCATGTGTCGATAGTAAGCCTCCGATTATGTTACCACTTCCTAATTGCTCAAGATCTATATTCGCTGTAGCACCAACTTGATCTACATAGATTTCGTTATCATCAGCTATCACGCTATAAGATATAAGCAACAATAAGCTAATTAGTTTCTTCATATTCCCAATACCCCCTGGTTATTCCTGTTTTTATTATTTGTAAAACACCTTCTTCTATTGCCTGTTGTAGAGCTATAGAGGTACTTTCGTTCTCTGCAACTCCCCCTTCTACCTCAACAAGTCTTTGCCCTTCATCTATGAATCTAAAGATGTCTTGCGAAATCCCTGCTGATGTAACTGTTTTAGATACTAATACTTCTATCAGTACCTCTCCTGTTGAGACAGAAACTAATCTCAAAGATATGGTAATTAAATCTTCCCTGTATTGTTTAGAACTTCCCACTCCAAGCAGTCTTGCTCCTGTACCTCCTGACTTTACATTACTGTCATATGTTATCACTCCTCCCTGAATCAACAGTCCTGCTAGTAAAAGAGGTTTCACGCTGCTGTCCTCTTCAAATGTTTCTCTTGTACTGCGTATAAGTTGCCTTTCTTTAGTCAAAGACTCTAAACCTACACGCTCTGCTACTTGAAAGAACTCTCCATCTGATGCGTGTTTTAAAGCTCTTATAAGAAAAGCTTCTGGTGCTTGTGTAATTGCTGTAGAGAACAAAGCAAAGCTACCGTTAGATTTCCTTTGTCCTGTGTGATCTCTAAAACTATTAGGATATATAGCTATTACTGGTTTTCTTTTAGCTCTAGGAAGACTATTGAGTTCTTCGGATTGTAGTTCTAATATTGAAGAACTTTTAATTATAATATAAGGTATTCCATTTCCATTCAGTAAATCTCTAGACGCACAACTAGAAAGTAAAAGAACCGATAGGAACAGAAATACTGGTAACGCTACCTTCTTCATCTGTAATAGTAAGTGTGATAAGCTCATTTTCAACTTTGTATTCAATAGTGTTTCCCTCTAGCTCAAGTGTACCTGATGTTTGTGGTGTTTCTCCGAACAGTTGCTCTACCATTTGTCGTGATAGCTGTGCATAGATTCTTGAAGTAAGATTTCTCATAAACCTAGCTTCTACTGTATTATTTTCTTCTCTTTCTATTTCGTCTTTTAATGCTTCTATTTCATCTTTGATTGCTTGTTTTCTAGTAGCTTCTTGATTCTCGATTGTAAGATAATGCGAACTACTGTTTACCCCTGAGAAGCTAGGACTTTTAAATTTAAATAGTATTTCATCTGCATATAACTTAGCAGATAAGATAAATAAAAATATAATAAGATATACGCAGAATGCAGCAGCTATATCTAAATTTAATTTTTTAATCTTTTCTTTGATCTTCACGATCCGCTTTACTCACTTTATCTATTTCAATTAAGTTAGGAATACCTAACAAAGTTTTAAGAAGTACATCTTGTCTTATTGTTTGATTGTCAAGAGATCTTACTCTATCAATCAAAGCTACAATTATTCCGTATTGACTGTCTAGTTTAGTACTAAGTCTTTCTTCCATAGCATTAAGACTAGCATCTACCTTCTCATCAACAACATCTATCTTCTGTTCCATGCCATCAATAATTTTATTTATAAGCTTCCAAATAAAAAACCCCAATCCTAGCGCACTAGCAATAGGGAATCCTACTTGATTTATAAAATCAATAGCTTCTTGCATTTACTTATCTTCTTTATTAGAGTTACTTGCTCCAAAATAAAAAGATATAATAGCACTTGCTAATCCACCAAGATAGCCAAGTACTAAATTAATCAAGGCTTCGCTGTTTTGTTCTGGAGGTTGGAGAGTAATTAGAAAGATATAACCCATAAAGCCACCAACAACAACTAATCCCATAACTCTAGATGTCCAGTCTTTAGAAAACTTTGTTCTAGCATCCTGGATATCTTTAGTCTCTAGAGCATATAGATCTACATCTAACTCTTTCATCTTGACTTCAAAGTCTGTGTCAATCTTTTTAAGTTCTGCTAGTTGTTCAGGTGTTGCTGCCTGTACTGCCTGTTCTATCTTTTTAGGTGTTGGCTCACAACCAAGAGCATCAGCTACCATATTGGCTGCCATGCTACCCATAGGCCCACCAAGAGCTGTACCGATTGTTGGAGCTACTGCGCCTATTAAGTTCTTTATCATTCCAAATTTCATTTTATTTCTCTCTGTTTAGTTCATCAGGATCGAATCGTATGTGTCCTTGTAGTATTTTATCTACAGACTCCATAGCTAATTCTAACGGTAGTTCTGGCATCCCTTTTAGATGAGCCTGTAAAAGCTCTTCATAGACTTTTCTAAACTCTTCTCGCTTTAACCAAGCCAAGTCCTGTTTAGATCGCATCTTACAATCTATGCGATACCCCCTGTCTAAATCATCTTCGTGGTACATTATAAGTATATCGTTTGTAAACATATCTTTAGTCATTTTTAAAATCCAAAATAATCTTGTAATTCTTCAACAGTAGCATTATTAAATGTTTTTTGTTTATGTTTTTTTCCATCGTGTATATACAAAACATATTTATTATTTCCTTGATCAATAAAAAAATTAGAAGTACTGTTTTTTGGAGGACTATTTAATCCTTCTAATCTTAAATCATTAAATCCAAAATCATTTAAAAAACTTCTTGTTAAATTATCTGAAGAAGAACCTTCAGGAACTTTTGAGTAATATCCTAAATCTTCAACTACTTCTTCTTTTTTAGCTGCTTTTTTAAGTAATCTTTGTGCTAACTTAGAAGCAAAACCACCAACACCATACTGTTCTCTTTCAAACATATTGTTTAAAAAAGGTAACCTTCTCTCAGTAGTAAGTTCTAAACCGTAATCTAAAGCCTGTTGATAGCTTGTAATTAATCCTGAAGCAGCAGCGGCTTTAGCAGCTCTATTATCCATACCTGCTGTATTTTTCCCTGCATCCTGTCTTCTTAAATTTTTAACAAATCCTGCTATATTATCATTTTGTACATCATCAAAAATTTTTGTCCAAGATTCTCCTGCTTTTCTTCCACCTACATTATATGCTAAATCTTCTAAAGGAAGTTTATATTTATCAGGTATAGTCTCCCAACTTAAACCTCTTTCCTGTAATTTTGTATTCCATCCTGAAGATAATGCTAAATTTACATTTTGTAATATATCCTGTTCTTTAATAAATCTTTTATCTTCTGTAGTAAGCTCAATAAACTCTCCTGTTTCTTTATTTATAAAAGGAATACCGTGTATTAATCCTACTTCCATTTCTTTATTAGTAATTTTATGACCATATGCAATATCTTTAGTTCTTTCTTCTATAGAAAGATGTTGTTCTCTTGCATCATTAGTAGGCATAGGAACACTTCCGTGATCTCCTTCCCAACTGTATTGTTGTTCTTCAAAAAATTCTCTTTTAGAAATATCAGAAACTTCTTCTACAGGCTTAACTTTTTTTCCATATCTATAATTAAGTCTTCCTGTTAATCTATTTTTACTTTCCATAATCTCTGTAGGTAAGAACTGATTCTCTCTAAGAAGTGTATAGCCCTCTTTAGTCTCTATAGCATCATAGCTCAGTTTAAGTAACTGCTGTCTTACTAAGAAACTTTTACTTCTTTCAACAACTCTTTTCTTTTCTGGAGTTTTA